AAGGTCTTTAAGTACTTCAGAAACCTTTTTACCTTTGGTAGCTGGAGCACTACGGCGACGGTTCTGTTCAGCCGCCGCACGGTTAGCTAGGCCACCAAACTTCTTATCAGATACCAAGGCATCTAATGCCTCATCAGACAGCCCCGCAAGAATGCTTTCCTCAGCCGCTTCACGGGTGGGGAATGTACCGGACTCCTTACCTTCCTTGGTGACCGTAAAGCCTTTACGGGCTATAGCCTTGGAACCTACAGGCTTGGACTTCAAAGGCGCTGTCAGTGACGTAATCTCTTTGTAGAGGGTTTCAATGCGCTTACCTAGGAGGTCTTCCTTGGCCGCTTGACGGGCTTTCTTCTGTTTGTATGCGTCAGTGTCAAACTCACCAGCCGCTTCCATCTTCTCAAGCTCACGCTTGCCTTCATTGACTGTTTGCTCGTACTTCAGAACCTCTTGAAGTTTGTTGTCAGCAATTTCTCTGCGATCTGTTGAAAGCTGGTCAATCTTCCCCTGCACTTCTGCTTGGTTTAGGACTGTTGGGAATGGCTTGCCGCCTTCCTCTGAAATAATCTGGTAGCCCTCAGGCTGTTCACCTTCTTTGAATTGACGCTCTGTAATGTCATAGCCGGCAGGCAGGCCTGCTCTTGGAGCCTTTGGAGGTGTAACAGGAGCCTTAGGGGCAACTTGGGTAAGGGTAGCCTCACGTACATTTAAACGTTGCTTCTGGGCTGCTGCTTCAGCACGCTCACGTGTTGGGTACGTCGCTACCAGCTGGTCTGTATCTGGTTTAAACGTGCGGTAAACAACCTGCTGGCTCTTCTCAAGGTCGCCATTGTTAATCGCTGTATCCAACAACGCCTTGGCATCGCGGTCAGTTGCTAGATTGGTTGAGTCCTTGATGTCAGCCAAAATGGTTTCAATAGACAAAGGCTTGCCATTGTTTTCTTGGAACGTCAGACCAACGTATTTAACTGCGCCGTCGTATTGTTTCTGTGTAAACCGTGATGCGTTAGTGCCTTCTGGTAAAACAATCTGCTGCCCGGTTGTGTTTGCTGGCATGTCAGCCAGTGCTTTAAACGCAGCGTACAGCTGCGGCTCAGACATCTGGTCGAGGCTGTTTACACCGGTTGTCCGGGCTAAGAAATCGCTGAACCCTTTGGTTCCAGTAGCAACGTTCTTTTCAATCGCGGCATTCTGCACATCCTTGGCTGTGATGGTCTGTTGACCGGTGTAACCAGTCTTGGCGGCAAGGATGGAATCCAGAGCGGCTTTCTCACCTTCTGGGTTGACCGCAGTCATTGCATCTTTGACGTCCTCGATAGAGTACGTGTTTAAACGCGGAAGATTGTTTGCTTTGCGGTATTGATTAATGTAGCTGGTAACTTCAGGGCCTAGCTCTTCAGGCCTTAGGTTGCCAATGGGATTTTGAAGAGGAGGAACTTCTCTAGTAGGCTCAAGCTCTTGGCTAGGGCCTGCTAACAGCAATGGTTGATCACCAACAATCTGCTGTTTAGTTTGCTCACGCTGTGCGGCGGCTTTCTTAATGCCTTCCGCAATCTTTGCGTCTTCCTCACGCTTACGGGCAATCTCATCGTTGACATACTCTTGACGCATCTCACGCATCTTGAGTGGTGATGTAGCCGCTCCTAATGTTCCACCGACCAGTGCATCATGGATGACTTGTGCCGCAACACCTGATGTCAGGTCAGTTGGGATACCGGCCTGATTCATTGCGATGTTAGTGCCAACTTGCCCTGTAGCGGCCTGTGCTGCTTCAGGTGCAGCCTCACCAAGAATGTTCTTACGCAGTGCTTGACCAAATGTTGGCTCAGGCAAATCAACAGCCTTCTCAACTTTAGGCAACGCTTTACCGAGTCTGCCGGCACGGCCAAGCAAGCCTTCGATACCCGTCACACCCTCTAAGCCACCCATCAAACCAGATGCCAATTGACGTGGAGCATTCTCAAGTGAGTAACCACTTACTTCTTGTGCGAGTCTTTCTGCGTCTGCTTCAGAAAAATTCTTTGCAAGCAATGCTTCTTTAACTGCTTGGTAGTCTTGGCCTTTCTGACCACCGACACCCATCAAAGCACCGATGCCTGCGGCTGGTGTTTTAGCGGCGGCTAAGGCTCTTGCACCCAGCCCTATACGGCCTGCGGCTCCAGCGGCGGCGGCAGGCTGTCCACCGGGCAGGAAAGCGCTGGCAATGATTGGTACGCTAGACGCTAATGCACCAATGGACGTCTGCAACGGTGCTTCCGTAAAGCCACCCACAGTGGCTTTAATTTCTTCCCAAGTATCGCCTTCAGCTTTCTTTTTAAGCAGTTCACGTCGGGCAATCTCAGCCTTACGCTCTTCTGACATTTTGCCTGCGGCTTCTTGCTGAAGCTCTGTAAGCTCTTTGGAAGCTACGTTACCAGCGCCAAATATGTCTGTTAAAGATTGCAGTCCACCATACAGACCCTGCTGAGCGGTACGGGCTGTATCTTTTAATGAGAAACCAGCAGGCCCAATTGCGGGCTCTTCTGGTTTAGGAGCAAATTGCTTATTAAGTAATGTCTGTGCTTGTTCTATTGACAGTCCGTCTGGGATTTCAACAGTAGCAATCCTGCCGTCCGGCAACTGAACACGAGCTATCGACATGGCAACTTACCTTATGTTGGTGATGGTTCAATGCTGAGAATTTTAACTCCAGCTTGTGTGGCTGGTAAAGAGTTTAAACCAGCTCCGCCCGCACCGCTATAGGAGGCTTCAATTCTAGCCATGCCTTCTTCAAATTCCTTTCTAGCAGCAATAGCACCTTTGCTAGGGCCTGTTCGGCTCCACAGTGGATACCGCTCTTCAAGTTTGGCAATTCGCTCCTCTTTGTCCTTGATAGAACGAACATCTTGGCCGGCCAGTTGAGTCACTCCAACAATACGAGCGGCTTTGTCTAAAGCGGCTTTCAAATCTAACTTGCCAGTCTTATCGTCTTTTATTAGGGCTTGAGCAATGTCCATCAATTGACCTTGACGGGCACCAGCACTAATGCCAGCAGCCTTAACTGTGGCGGCATTACGTTCACGCTCCAACACAGCCTGCTGAGCTAATGTTCTAGCGCGGTCATCAGACTCACCAGCGGCCTTAGCAGACTCATAACGTTCTTTAAACACACGAGCGCGCTCGGTTTCACTGAGGGCAAAGCCTTCCTTCTTGTAGCCGTAGATAGCGTCTTGCTGTTTCTGGGCGGCTTCAATCATGCGTTCAGACAGCGCATTGGCTTGCTTCTCTTTCTCAAGCTCACGTAAGCGTAAACGCTCAGCGGCCATAGCGCCAGCTTTACCGGATCGTCCTACTGTGGGGCCTGCGGCAATCTCACCGAAGTACTCCATCAGGCTATCAAAGCCCGGCTCTTTCTTCTGTTGGAGCTTGGCTTTCTGACCACGCAGTTCTTCAATCAATGCTTGGTACTGCGATGTATCAGGAGCGCCCACTAACTTCTCACGAGCAGCCAGAATGCGGTTCATTTCAGCGTCTGGATCTAACGTCATGCCTTTTCCTAAAATAGCCCTTGGAGAACCTTCTGCGGGTGCAGGTAATTCAGGTGGCAATGTAGGTAAGTTAGCAATGCTAGGTTGTGATGTAGTCTTAGTAATCTGCGGTTTAGGTGGTGCGGCAGGGGGAGCCGGCTTAGTATCAACGGGGGCCGCTTGAGGCTGTGTTGCCGCATCAACACGGCTCATCAATCTCATGCCTTCAGCAGCATTTTCTTCAGGTGTAACCGTTGCAGGTTTAGCGGTTCTTTTGTTTTCCGCAGCTCGTGTAACATAGCCAGCAGGATCTGCTTTAAACACTGGGCTGTTAACAATGCCGGGATTTTCAATAATAAAATCCCGCACTGCACTGCTTTTCTCATAGTCGCTTGCACCTTTGGTAAAGTAACCAATAGGTGCGCCCTCTTGTTGCAAACGTTGTTTTAACAATCGTGCTTGCTTTTCCTCGTCAGTTTCCGTAAAAGCGCCCGCTACTTTGTCTTTTAATGCTTTTATGCTTTGAACAAAGCTAGAGTCTTCGCCACTGAACGCAACAATGCCACCATTCGCGTAGGAATCACCCACGTTAGACATTAACTGGTCGATACCTTCTGGTTGACGGGCAGGCTGTGCAATGCCCTCAGGCACAGGGCCGGGGCGTCCTTGGTTAATCATTGCCTGTTGCTGTTGCTGGGCAATAGCGTTGTTTTGCTGAGCCTGTGACATTCTGGCCTGCAAAATTTGCTTGGCACGGTCTTGCAAGCTCTGGCTAACAGTGGGGGGATTCTGTGGTGACCGCAATGCCTGATCAATGCCCATGTGCTGTTGATCAGATGTCAAATCCTGCAACGCAAGCAACTTGCGCAGGTCGGACGGAATGCCGTTGTTGGCTTGCTTGTCCTTCTCAACTTGGTCTTGTAACGCAGGCATGCGGCCCGTGTAAGCTGAGGTAATTTGATTAACGCTTGGACGTATCATGTTTAAACCTTATTACTTAGGAGGTGTTTCAAGAAGGCCAAGTCTGCGTAACATTGCATCTAAATTAGTTAAGTTGCCAGACATTGTCTCCAACATACTAGGTGTCACGCTGTTGTAGTTGGTTGCTGTAATTGGCAACTTGTCCAACATAGACTGCCTAAATTGCAGTTGCTTATAAGGGTTTGCCCTAGCCTCTTCAAATTGAGCTTTATCGGCTGCAACCTGTTCAGCATCCATACTACGGTCAACCATGCCTTGATCGGCCATCATCTTCATAAGATCCTTAGACTGACCTTGCTCGGTGTTGAACTGACCCATAGCCTTGTCATAGGCGGTAGAGTAGCCTTGGCCTACAGTCTTGTTCATTTCCTGCATGAGGTTACGGCCTGCTTCAGATTCCATGATGGCCTGACGGCCACCACCAAAAGCGCCTGACTTAGTCAATGCACCCAAACCTGACTGATTTGTAATCTCAGCTTGCCTACGAAGTTCAGCCAGTTGAGGTGTTAACACAGACTGCAAGTACGGATTCATGTACTGCGATGCAATACCACCCGCAGAGGAGGACGGCTGTGAGCCGTCAGCCGGGATTGCTGGAGCACCAGAGGCGCTAAAGCTTTGCCCAAGGTTACCGGGGAAGTTGACCTTACCTAAGCCTTCAGAAACTTTAGTCTGCAAGGCTGATGGGCCGGCAGTCAATTGACCTGTGTACGCTTGGTAAGGCGTTTTAGATAACGCCTCTGCCTCAGACAGCATGTTGGTGACATACGGGGCGGCGTATGAGGAAATGGTCTGCTCACCGCTAGTTGGGGTAACACCACCACCCTCAAACTTCAACACACTACCGCCATTTGCATAGGCCTGAGCCAAGCCACCGGGCATAAACTTGTCTGGGTTAATTTTCTTGCCCTGCTTCTTGTCGCCTGTACGTGCTTGACGAACTTTGTCCATCATTTGGTACAGCTTCTTAGCGCCGGCATCAGAGTTACCGTTACCCAAATGAGACACGACATCCGCAGGAATAACAAACTCGCCATGGCTAAGCGCGGCAGGCTGGTCTTGTCCAATCTGTGCGGGAATTTTATCGGCCATGCCATCGGTTTCACCTTGTAAATAACGGCCACTGGCTAGGTTGGTTAAGCCGCCTTCCGCCATAGGTGTGAATTTAGCATCACCACCATAGTTAATGCCGTAAGCACCTGCTTTACGACCGGGAGGGGGCGCTGTAACTAAGTTGGTAGTGGCTGTCGATGTTGGAATAACGCCTTGGAATCCAAGCTTAGGGGCTGGTTGGTTTCCCTTGGCTAATGTCTGAGCACCGTACAGCAACATTGCAAGTTTGGCATAGTCCAACTGACCAGCTTTATTTCTAGTTAACTTGTTGAGCAAATTCTTCAAGCCGCCGCCTGCACCTGCTTCAAAATTGTAAGACGTTCCTGCGGCACCAACACCGCTGGTATCGCCATAATCACGATATTCTGGGGTAGCAGAAATGTAGTCAGCTTGAGCTTGATCTGCGGCACGCCGCTCATTCTCGGCTTGTTGAATTAATGCATTTTCATAGCTTTGCTGTAATGGTAGGCCATAATCATCCATTGGCTCTTCGCTATAACCTGTTTCATCCCATTCCATGTTAGCTCCTTAAAAGTTGCAGTAGCTCATCAATATCGCCACCACCGGAAAAACCATAAGTACGAGCGCCAGTCTTCTGCGCTTTTGCAATATCGGTTCCAAAAATATCTGTCATTAATTGTATCGGGCTAGTATCACTTTGAACAGGTGCTGCCGCCAATTGCGTAGGTTTAAACGTATTATCAGTTGCTGCCACGTTTTGATTTCCAACTGGCGAACCGGATGTTTGATCGTTGGCACTAAATGCTTGATTTGCAAGAGCGCCAACAATTGCCTGATTGATAGGTTGTTTATTGAGGGCTGCCCTAGCTGCGCTACCAACAACGCCTTGCAGGGCTTTTGGCACAAATCCATCCTCACTAAACATTCCTGATGTTAAATTATCTACCCCAGTGTTAATGGCACTCCCGAGCAACGCTTGGACAGGATCTACTTTGCCGCCACTGCCAACTATTTGCCTAGCTGTATTTGCAGCAATGTTAGTGCCTGTTTTACCCAATATATTGTTTATACCTTCCATGCCCGAGACTGCATTTGCGGCTTGGCCGCCAGCATAAGAAAGAGCCGCAGATTTCAGAATATCCACTGGCTTTTTACCCATGGCAGCCGCTAATGCAGCCGTACCTGCCGGACCGCCAAAGTAAGCCGCTCCAGCCTGCGCAATTGTGCCTAGGAGGGGATTATCTTTAAACATATTAACAAGGTCATTAGAAGATGCACCCTGCGTGTAAAACATAGGGTTGCCCTGCGCATCTAACTGCACTCCATATCCAGTGTTGCCTTTACCGGCAAATGTTCCGCCAAAGAAATTGCCTGTTTGACGCTCACTATATGTATTAGGTACAAACTCACCAGTCAGTTTGTTGCCCCAGCCTTCTTGAGTGCCAACGGGGGCTGTATACATCATTGAATCGCCAGCCTCGCCAGACATTGAGGTTGATGTCACCAGACTTGGGTCAACAGCCTTACCAGTTTGGGGGTTGACAAACCCGCCTCTTCCATCTGGACGAACCTCCGTTGGCACGTCTTTTTTAACAACTTTACCAAACTGCTTAACATCACTAATGCCAATGCCTGACAAAATCTTTGCCATGTCAGCGGCGTTAGCTTGCGCTGAGCCGTGGCCTTGGCCTGTCCATTTAGAGCTTGTGTTTTGACCTAATATTTGATTGATTAGGGCTTGCGTATAGTCAGGTTTAGCCTCAGGAATTTTGGCTGGCGGGCCCATAATATTTTCTAACGCACTGTTAAAGTTATTACTTTGTTGCATGTCAACCAACTTTCCAATTTGTGCCATCAGAGTATACGGGCGTAGCCACTGCACCAGCGCCAGCTACAGTCGAGCCAAATGTTGGAAGCAATGCATCTGTTACGAAAGACCTTGCGCCCTTTCCAGAGGTTACAGCGCTTGGCAACGTTGCTACGGTGTAATTGGTTAAGGGTGGAATGATTTGATCAGTTTTTAACTGATCTAAGATGGCATCGACCCTGTTGAAATATAAACGCAGTACGTTGTTAAGTTGGTCTTGGTACGTACGCGAATAGATTTCAGTCGCCAACGGCAAGTTAGGTGATGCCACCTGACCAAGTTCGTATTCTGATTTAACAATCATGAGTTGCCCCTGCGGCCATCTTGTCTGATGTCAATACGTGGGCTACCCAACTGCCAAGCACAGCCTAATTGGTTGTTCTCAATCTTCATAATCATTTGACGGCCACGCACCCTGACATAAACCTGCCCGGTAAACTCCTCAATAGGCGCAGTCGCTGTACGCACAATAGTTGCATTGCTATTGCCACCCAATGAAATAGGGTCGTTGTAGCCGGAACCTGAGTTCTGCATTGGAATCAACGTCATGGTTACTTGCGGTGTTGTACCGCTATCGGATCCATCAAATGTGATGTCCGGCACAATACGCCATACAAACCCAAAGTGGTCGCCGTCATCAATGTCAAATTCAGCTGTCTCAATTAACGAGCTGATTGGCAATGATGTTGCTGTTGTATTGTCATCGTTTCCAAGTTCATGGTAGACGATGTTGTTGCTTGCGGTAGCGGCCATTGGGTGGGCACGCAGGCCTGAGTCAAGCCATGCGGTTCTAGCCATAGTGCCGTAATACCATACGCCTTCGCCGTTGTTCTCAAAATAGTTATAGACCGCATATCGGTCAATTTCCGTGGCATTAGCGGAGCAATAGAAGAACCAAACTTCATTAAAACCTTCATTGGTGCTGGCAAAGAACTGATCGCTTTGATCTAAATTAATATCATTGAAAATGAATTTACGTAAGTCGCAACGCAGCGTTTGTACGCGGCCATCGTATTTGTAGAATTTATCTACCCCCATCCAATACACAACGCTGGATGCAAGGGCGGCGGCATTAGGGCTGGCAATTGAAATGTTGTCACCCAATAACTGGGAACTCCAAACGACCGGGAGTCCTTGGTATTGCAATGAATACACAGAAGAATCAGTAAACACGACAATCTCTTGACGGGTCTGAATGGCTGTCACAATTTTGGAGCCATGTGATAACAAAACACTACCTGCCTGATTGGTTGCGGCAGGTGTCCAGTTAACTACACTTTCTTGCGCAGACCAACGCACAAGCATAGGATTTTGCGTAGATCCACCATAGTCATTTACACCAAACGCAAACACAAACCGTGAAGCGTCAGACACCAAAACGAAGTTCTGCATTAGCGGTACATCAGATGCACTTGGCAAACTGGACACCAAAACACCACGGGTTCCAAGGCCGGTGCTGTTGTCCCAGTAATATATAGGGCCACCGCGATAGCCAAATATCAAGTTTTCACCAAAGTTGGCTTGAGACCACAAGCGGATTGGAATAATAGATGCACCCCCGCCAGTACCCCACGGCCCAGCACCCCAAGCACCAGAACCCCACCCAAGGTTGACCTGCTCATACGCTGCACCAATATTGATTTGATATGCAGCTACAACCGATGCACCGCCATAGGTTCCTGCCGCAATCGCAGTAGAAGTAGTAATCGTGTACGTATCTACTGTTAAAACAGTAATTTGATACTCAGCGTTAAATGTGGAAGCGTAAGTGCCCGTAGCACCACTGAACGTTACAAAGTCGCCGGTCAGCCCACCATGAGCGGTATCAGTCACAGTCACCGTGGTTGTGCCATTGCCTGCAAATGGGTTGTTGTTGATGGTTGGGGCTGGGACTACACGCAAGGGTGTAATGTCGTAATAAGCACCGCCATACTCAATGTAAAACTTTAAGTTAGTGCCCACTCCTAGGTAGTTAGCGCCCCCTAACGTTACCCAATTCCATAAGGAACGGCAAACACCCAGAAAATAGTTGGATGAAAGACGTGTCCAACCACCAATTTTCTCGGGCGTACCCTGACGAAAACGCACCTTGTCAGAAACATAGTATCCGTTTTCATTGGTGTAGCGAGTGTTTTCGCGATTCACGCCACTTTTTAATTGCAACTTTTTTAACGGCATGGTATATTTCCATTTTCTACAAGGAGAACACTATGTACGTTTATGTTTGGAAGACGCCCGATGGAATACCGTTCTATGTTGGCATGGGTAAAAATGTCCGTAGACCAAACCCAAAAAGCCTTGGGCATCGCAATACAGCCTGCAAACAAATTGTGCAAGAACTTGGTGCTGACAATGTAATTATTGAGCTTCATACAGTTCAGGATGTTACCGCAGCGCAACTCTTGGAGCAATCACTAATTGCAAAATACGGACAGGTCTCAAATGGTACGGGCACGCTTACCAATAGATCTAAAGGCGGTGAGTTCCACGAAACTAAATCAGAAACCAAACAAAAGTTAAAAGCGCTATGGTCTGATCCAGAGCACCGAGAAAAAACCATTGCTCCTAGAGTTGGCCTAAGTCGCAATTTACCGGAGAGCACAAAGGAAGTTTTACGAACTAACTTAGCAAAAAATCCCGCAATGAAGGGCTGGTCAGAACGCAACGGCGACCCTGAGTTTGACGCTAAACGCATTGCTGGCATCCAAGCCGCCCAACCTAAACGCGCTGAAAAAATGCGCGACCCAGAAGCACTTGCCCAGCGCAAAGCACGGTTGAAAGCTACCATGTACTCCCCAGAGTACAAAGCGAAGCGGGCGCTATGGGATACCCCAGAACACCGTGCAAAACAATCAGCAGCTAAGAAAGAATATTGGGCCAAGCGTAAATCTTCCTAAGATAGAAACACGGCACGCTCGTCAATCCGACGATTCTGTAGCCCTTTGAGAATTTTACCCCCTGCCATGCAGTATTTGAGCAGTTCTTCTGCGGCCCCCTCCATGTCACCACGCAGTACCTTCTGACGCATGGTTGAACGCTGTAATGTGCCTAGCCCCACATTGAAGGAAAATGATACCAACGCATCAAACTGTCCTTGAGTAAGAGGCACAGGACAATAAGTAGCCACGCCTTTCTCAAAGCGAGCAAGGTCTGCCCTAAGTATCGCATCGACTTCCTCCATACTGTGTTTACGCATTGCCTCTACGGGTGGTGTAAACGCATCCCGCTGGTCTATTTTTAACTTACCTTGCTCTGGAAACATGACGTGGCCGACACCCACAGTCCAAAGCTTTGCTGGGCATTTATACGGGTTTACCCTCACCCCCTCATGGTGGCGAATCATGTGTAAACACTTGTCTGAGATTTTCATTTGCCAAATGCTCTGCCACCGAAGTGGAAAGCAATTATTGATGCAAACAAAGCTTGAGTTTCTGAGTCCCACAACATCTCAGCCAATTCTGTGAACGGTACGCCACGGTTCCAGCCGTAGGCAAACAGACCCATATCTATAAACAACAACAGAAAGAAGAAGCCGTAGGTAATGACTGGCCGAACGCTGGCGCGTAGGTTCTTCATCCAAGTAGATGTACCCTCGTTTAAACTTGTGTCGTGAGCGTAGATTGCCTGCATCTCAGCTTGCTGCGCACCAATCAAAACTTGCGTGGTGTTAGCTGCGCTTTCGGTTTCCAACTGCTCTGACTTGATGTGTTCAATGCGTTCCTGAGCTTCAAAGCCTGCTTTACGCAGTTCTAGCTCACGGATGATCTGCATCTGGGCAAGGTTTAGCTCATGCTTTTTATCAGACCGGTCTTGGAAGAATTCAAGAAGCTTAGGCAATCCGCCCATTAGGAACGATATAAGGGTAGATAGTAGTGTCAGCATAGCGATCCTTTACTGTTTGCTTTTACTTAACATGGTTGCTGCAATTTCCATCATGGTTCTTGCCACTTGAATGTCGGTAGGCTCATTATCCCACCCCACCGTAATCTGGCCTACAAATCTGTTTGGGTCAGGTGGGATGCTGATTCGACAGGTGTAGCTCACGCCCTTGGCGATATACCACAAGCCCATTTCGGATTGCGCGGCTCTGTATTCCCCACAAGGTATTTCGCCAGCCATCAGCTTGACCACATCTGCATTGTTACCTGCGTTCTGTGTAAACAAGCCGACATCTAACCCATCATTAATTTTGTCCCTACCCTCTTTGGTGTAAGCGCGGTAAAGCACTCTGGTTCCAAACATGGGGTTTACTTTAAACACAGCCACAATGGTTGCGTTAGTAGTTTTTAGCAAGTGGGCGGCAGCGTCTTCTACCCTGTCCTCAACAATGCTTGGCATTTTCTTTGATTCTTTGTAAGCACCCATCAATAACTCTTGGTTCTGCCAAACAAAGTACCCAGAAAACGCAAACACCGCCATGATCAACAAAGCAAACAGTTTAAACGGGCTGTCAACATAGGACAGCACCTTGCTTAGTACATCTGCTGGCTTCTCATCACTCATAGGCCAATCATTCCAAGTAGTTTATTTACAATTTTGTCTGCCAAAGAATCAGGTAGGAACCTCAGCAAGCCAAGCACCCACCACGCGATGCAAAGCCTGACAAAGACTTTGAGAAACATATCAAATTGTTCTTGGTACTCATTCACCGACCACACCTTGATCTAGCGCACAGGTCAGAAATCTCAGTGACCCCCCAACCAACTGCGCCAACGAGCATCACAATAATAACAATGGCAACTGCCCATTCCATCTGCTCTTGCTGGGCCTCCTGCTGGCGTTTCTCTTCTTCCTTGGCCTTGCGCACCGCTACCGCATCGTCCCTGTCCATTTCAGCGGCCCTAGCCTTGATTTTGTTCCAAACATCTATGTTGCCAGTCTGCATGTAGAGCAGTTGAAGCTCGGCTTCCAACTTAGCCGTCTGCATCAGACTTGTCTCAATCTGCATTGCTAAAGCAAAATTAGACTTATTGCCAGACCGCTTGGCTTCAACCATCGCTTTGGTGGCTTGGCTCTTTGCATCAAAGAGCTTCCCAATCATGGGCGCTAAACCACCTAGATCGTTAGCTACCTTAGCGGCCTTGCGAACTAGTCCTATTGCGCTTTGCAGGCCTTCAAGAGCCGTAACCGGATCCATTACTTATGCTCCACTTTCCGCCACTCTAGGCAAACAACCTTGCGGTTGAAAACATCACCTGTCCATGTCCAACGCACACAGCGATACTCAGTTTTTGTCGTGGCCCCCTCTAGAAAGAGAACCAGTGATAGCAAAAACCAGCGCATTCATGTGCACAATTAATCGGCTGGTAAAGGCTGATTGCCCTTAGCTACCCAGTCTAAATAAGCTCGGTAATCCATGTTGTCTGCATCCATAGGAATAGACGAGATTTCACTACCTTGAATCAGAAGAACGTAGTCAATGTTGCCGGTAGGACGTGAACGGTACAGTTTGTATTGGTATTCCATTTGGCTTCCAATTAAAGGTTGGCATTAATCAAAACGAGGGCAACAACACCAAGACTAGAATGTTCTGTAGTTTGATATATATAACCAACAGAAGGATTGGTGTACTGTGCCCATGAAAACACAGCCCCACTGCCATATGGTGCGGAAACTGTAAGAGTGGGTGTAGTTCTTTTTGGGGATTTAGCTGCCCAATAAGGCACACTGACAACACTGTTATACAAAGCTACAGTTATAGCTTCGTAATAGCGGCTGCAGTTATACAGGTCCTGTTGATATAACAGATACTGGAACGGCGTTGCAGAGGTTCCTTTTTCGACCTGTACATTGGTAATTGTGAGCGTCTGGCCCGTAGATGTAATTGGAACTTGAATCCCAATTGCAAGGCCTTTTAATACGTTAGCGCCTGCGCTAGTCAGGTCAAAGGTTGCAGAATACCGAGTAAGCGTTGTAGTCACACTCACACTGACCGGCGACAGAATGGCTGTCATACCGCTACCTGTGACAGGGTTTACACCTGAAGTCGTGCTGACTGTTGGGAATGTGTTGGCAGTATTGGCGTAGGCTATGTAAACAGAAGCGGTTACGCTGGCTGATGCTAAGGCGTCAAACGAGATTGTAATGGACTGACTTTGCAGGCCGCCGCAATTAATTGATTCAATTCGCTGAGACAGTCCCATTGTGGGGGATGTACCGGCTAGTGTACCTGCGGTAATCACCATCTGGTTGCTGCTATTTACAATATAGGTTGCATTGGTTCCGCTGGTCACATTGGTAGCATACCCAATCCAGCGATCTAGTACATATTGACTGCTGGCCGTAGCGTAACTACCAAACGCAGTTTGATTGGTAAGGTAATAAGTATTCATTACCCCGTTGTCTACCCGGCTAATTGCAGAAGAAGCAACCGGGGTAGCCCATGCACCATCACCACGCCAGAATGTGCCAGAGGAGGCGCTAGTGCCACTGTTTAAATTGGTAACAGGAAGGTTGCCTGTAACGTTGGTAGCCAAATTAACAAATGTGGTTGATGTTGAGCCTGTACCGCCTGAGGTGATTGGCAACGCCGTGCCTAGCGCCAAGGTAGAAAGGTAGTCAATCTGATTGCCTACGTCAGTGCCGTTGTTGTAGACCACTGTACGCTTGCCAGCGGGTACGGAAACACCTGTCAGGCCAGACACCTTGACCGTGATGGCAAAGGAATCGTTATTGATGATGAGGTAAGGCTTTTGAATGGCGGGTACGTTTAAAGTACCTGCGGCAGACAGTGAGGCAGCGGAAATTACCAAGCACAGTGCCCGAGCATTCTGGGCTGTGTTAGCGTTGGTCAACGTCAATGTGGCAACGTTGGTTGTGAAGTCTGCGGATGTCAGGGTAGCCATACCCACAATGGCTTGCTCAATGGCCGTGCCAATGTTGGTGTTGGTGGTTCCACCCCAAGAGCCCGACTGTTCGCCCGTCGTGATCAGTTCAAATTTCAGATTAGAGTAGGTACTCGACATTTAGTATTCCTTTGGAATTATTGAAAGTTGTTGATCACAGTCCACGACGGGGCTTGTGGTGTTTCAATTAACACCCAATCAGGTGACTGCGCATCAAGTATGGTGGTCCAATTAGCATTGGTGTCCGTGGGTATCTTGAACCATCCAGTAACAACTGTATTTTCCTTCATTACAACGTTTTCGGCAACGCTTGCTAAAAATTGTGCTTGGGCGGCAATAATGTCTGCAGATGTAATGTTTTCAACGACTGAGTAAATAAAGATTGTTGAAATGATTGCGGAATCTTCGGCCAGCAGATTTTCAATAATTGACTGCAAAAATGCAGAGGAGGTCGTGTTGTCATCGGCTGAAACAACGTTTTCTGCCAAGGAAACGGTAGAGTTTGCTTGGACGCTAATTGGGTCGTCTAATGTTGAGTTTTCAGTCAGGTTCTGTGTAAACGATGAAGTCTGCGTGCTTGAGTCATCTGATGTGAAATTCTCATTGCGGGTAACAAAGAACAATCCAGCCGCTGAACTTATATCGCCTGATGTAAACGCCTCTGTAAGAGATTGTAGGAAAGCCGATGTTTGGACGCTAGAGTCCTCAGACACTAAATTCTCCGTGGCGGTCAGGGTGAACTCAGTACTCCCCACCGTGGCGAAGGGAGTCTGGGCAAAGCTGGAGAAACCAAACACGGCTATTCCTCAAGCCTACTTAGGCTCTACGTCAGACACTTCAGGCTGAACTTCTAACGCCTCTTTCAGCATCTTGAAGAACGCTTCTCTGCCCACGGCAAGCTGATCCACGTTAAATCTAGCTGAGTCCAACTTACGGTCTAAGTCGGCAACATGATTCAACAGGCCTTGCTGCTGGGGTGTCATGTCTTCAAACTTGTACTCTACGCCGTCGATTGTCACAGGGGTCTTTTTTTCGTTTCCCATGATGTTTCCTTTAATGTGCCACCAAGATCGGGTGGTGGCTTCCCGTTAAATTACGGTGCCCAAGGCAAGGGCTGTGCGGCAGGGCTGACAGGAGGATTCAAAATTGAATCGATCTGACCCTGTACACACTGCTGTGCGCTTGTGATAGCAGACTCAGGAATCCAACCAATGACAATTGCTTCTGTCAGGCTGGCGTAGGGGATGAATGCACCCTCTTGGTCAGCAGAGTTGAACTGCGTGTTGCCACCGATAGAGGCGGTGTTAGCGCCATCTACGCCTGTGACTTCCCACAAAGCATTGACCACATAGTTAGGGTCAGGCTGTTGCAGGGTGTACATCGCTTTGATTTTGGTTGTAAAAGTTGTTGCCATGATTAGGCTCCTTGGTTAAGTTGAGATTGAAGTTGTGCGACTTTCGCGGAAAGTTCTTTGACTGCATTGACTAAGTACCAAGTCAAGTTGTCGGCATCCACAGTCATAACGCCAGTAGATTCTGTTTTAACGCATTCAGGCAAGATTTGCTGAAGTTCTTGGGCAATGACGCCCAACTGCACACCTTGCTTTTGAACGGCTTGATTTTGCGGTACGTCTGTAATTTCTTCAGCTAATCGGTACTCAAAATTGCGAACTTGAATAGCATTGATTTTTTCCAAGCCAGTGTTGTTGTCAACAATGTTTTTCTTTAGGCGTTGGTCAGAAGTAACAGCCCACGTTGCACCATTGTTGCCTTGGTAGCAAGCACCCGAATTTGGTGAAATATAGGCTGTTCCAGAACCCTTACCAGTTGCTCCCGCAGTACCAATAACAATTTCATTGCTATCTCCAGCCGCTGAAGTTATTGAGGCATAACCTATTAGAGTATTTTGAGTATTGGTAGATGTGTTACCTGCTCCAAAACCTATGAATGTGTTGTATTGACCTGTTAGGTTTGCATATCCAGCTTGATAACCCATTGCAACGTTGTAACTTCCTGTGGTGTTGCGATAAAGCGCTTGAGTACCAATTGCTACGTTTTGACTACCAGAACTAATGGAGTTAAGCGATAATGTTCCAACAGCCGCGTTGTCTGTACCAGAGGAAGTTCCAGAAGTTCCGTTTGAACAAGCGTTGTAACCAATAGCAACGTTGGATGACCCTGTAAGAGTGTAACCAGCCTGAAAACCAACAGCCGTGTTGTTACTTGCTGTAACGCTAGTATTAAGGGCTTGCATCCCCACCGCCGTGTTAAAAGCGCCCGTTGTGTTTGTGCTAAGTGTGTATGCGCCAAACGCAGAATTTTGTTCGCCAGTGGTGTTGCTATACAACGATGAATAGCCTACCGCAGTAGTGTTAGATGCTGTGGTGTTGGACGTTAATGCGTAGTTACCAATAGCGACGTTTGTGCTACCTGTTGTGTTGCCAGCTAACGCACCGGGGCCCATTGCAGTGTTTTGACCACCAGTAGTATTTGAGTACAAAGGTGATGCAACAGAACCATTCCAATATGCGCCAACAGCCGTGTTTCCAACACCAGTGGTGTTTGCGGTCAAAGCAAGGGAGCCAACTGCTGTATTGCCAAGGCCAGTGGTGTTAGCATACAAAGCCGATCCACCAACTGCCGTGTTGTTTGTAGCGTTGTTGCTGTATCCAGCTTGATAACCAATAAACGTACCGCTTGTGCCTGAACTATTGTTATAAGCCGCCTGATAACCAACAGCAGTGTTGTTACCCGCATTATTGTTAAAACCAGCTTGGTAGCCAACTGCGGTGCTGTATGAAGCTGTGGTGTTATTCTGAAGTGCGCTATAACCAAAAGCAGAGTTGTAACCGCCTGTAGTATTTAAACCAAGTGTGGCATAGGATACAGAAGGAACACCACCACCAAAAGCGGCGTTATACAAACCAGTAGTGTTTTGACCTAATGCACCGGCACCCACAGTAGTAACTACGCCTGTTGTGTTATTAGTTCCCGCCGAGCTACCAACTGCCGTAACTTCACCAGTTGTGTTTGAATAACCAGCACGGTATCCCACAGTAGTTAAGTTTACACCAGTAGTGTTGGTGTATCCTGCTTGATAACCCACAGCCGTGTTAGATGATGCTGTGTTACTTACTAATGCTTGATAACCAACAGCAGTATTGTTAGATGCTGTGGTGTTTGACGAAAGAGCGCCATTACCAATAGCTACGTTACTTGCTCCAGTGGTATTGGCAAATAAAGCACCTTGCAAACCAGAATTAATGTCGTAAGAACCAATGGCTAAATTACTAATACCTGTTGTATTTTTATTTAATGCGTTAAAACCAATACCAATGTTTGAAGTACCTGTACTATTTGTAAATAAGGCGCTTGCACCTAAAGCAACGTTATATGTACCCGTGGTGTTGTTCACTAAAGCCTGAAAACCAACTGCCACAATATTGCCAGTGGTGTTGGCGTAACCAGCCTGATAACCTACAGCAACGTTGTTAGATGCTGTGGTGTTGGAGTAGAGAGCGTTAGATCCAAGAGCAGTATTGTTGTTACCAGTTGTTGTAAAGCGCAATGCAGAGCTACCAACTGAGACGTTGGCAGAGGCTACACCTGCGGCAACTTGTGAAGCGTAGCCAATAGCTACGTTGTCAGCACTTGTCGTAGACCTTGACTCTAATGCGTAAAGGCCGATAGCAATGTTGTTAGCCCCCGTTGTAACGGCTTGCAGTGTTTCAGAACCAATAGCTACGTTGCCTTCGCCCGTTGTAATTGAGTTTCCCGCCTGATAGCCCACGGCAGTGTTGTTAGAGGCTGTGGTGTTTGCGTTTAGGGCTTGCATACCAACAGCTACGTTACTATTGCCAGTGGTATTTGCCACTAAAGCGCTAGAACCCAAAGCCGCATTAAAGTAGCCGCTTGTGGTAGCAGTCATTGCAGAATTGCCAACAGC